CCACGCTTTTTACCTGCGCCACGAACCACGCCATTTGCTTTAATATCATATGCAAGTCCAAGGCGTGTGGGTTCCATGCCATCAATTTCTTCAATCTTGTCAATTGGAACACTAAATTTGCGACCAGTGCGATGTGAAGAAATAAACTTCATGGTGCCTTCATCGCTGACAATTCTATCTACATTAAGGAATAGCAGCTTTTCCGTTGGCATACCACCAAATGCAGAAACTGGACATCTTGCTAAGATACGAGTCTTGCTATTCACGATACCACGATTGATAAGGGCTGTTGCTAATTCTAAATTCATTGTGTTACACCTTTACTCTCTTTACTAATTTGTAAACTTTTTTAATTCCATTTTGAAATAACATATACAACAGTGGAATATTGTCTGCACTTCTGCAGAATACACGAACACTGCCATAATAATAATGATTATCAAGTCCTATCATAGCACGAGAACACCAACGGTTTAGTTCAAATGACAGGAACAAATCATCTTTGTTGTTATTAACAAACTCATACAATTCAAGCAAGTTTTGTCTTTGTGTTTGTTTGCTACTACCTTGCCCACCACCTACCCAACCCCAATAAGTTTCAAAGTCAACTTGATAAGGAACTGTTGGATCATATTTTTTCTCACTTACCAGTTTAACATCTACTGCGATATTGTCAAGGTTTTTTATCGCTGTAATATACTGATCATTACTTGTGGTAAATCTTTTGACTGCGGCAAGAAGTGATGGATCATCAAGAATAGCATCAAGTGCTGTCGTGCTATTGGTAAAGAAACGCAAGTATGATTCTTTACGAAGCCGACAGTCTGGGTCAAGATTTTTTAAGGTTTTTCGCATATTTTCACGAATATCCCAATCTCTTGGAATTGTTAATTCTACACGAAAGTGATACTTGCCATACCACAGTTTGTTTTCGGTATCAATGCGCCACTTAAACAAATGGTCTCTGAACTGATCACGGTATTCAATCAGCGTTAATTCTGCTATCTCTGTCATCTTGTGCTACCAATTCTAACTTGTCAACATTTAGGTCTACCTTAATACTAGCATGATTTTTTGTCTTGTCAAACAAAATCATCTTAGCTAACGGAACTTTAATGTGTTCATGAATTGTGCGACTCATGGGGCGAGCACCTAAACTTGGTGTATAACCAGTCTTACATAGCCAATCAAGCGCAGAATTAGTTAATGATACAGATGTATTCTTTAATGCAAGTTGTTCATTGAGTTCACGAATGAATTTCTCTGCAACCTTGCGAATAGTAGCCCCATCAAGTTTATTGAATGTAACAATCGCATCAACACGATTGCGGAACTCTGGACGGAAGAACTCTTTAACAGCAGCATCAACTGTATCGCTGCGATCTTGATTACCAAAACCAATAGCAAGGCGTTCACTGTCTGCAGCACCAAGATTGCTTGTCATAATAAGAATAGATTGACGACAATCTGCTTTCTTGCCATTGCTACCCGTAATAAACCCTTCGTCCATTACTTGTAGTAGAACTTGAGTTACATCTGGGTGCGCCTTTTCAATCTCATCAAAGAGAATGATACAATGTGGGTTCTTTGCTACTTCACTGATGAGCAAGCCACCAGCTAGGTTACTATCTTCATAACCAACATAGCCAGGAGGTGCACCTATAAGGCGTGAAATAGCATGTTTTTCTTGATATTCACTCATATCAAAGCGCAGCAGTTTCATGCTTAAACGATCTGCCAATTGCTTAGCAAGTTCTGTCTTACCTGTGCCAGTTGGACCAAGGAATAAAAACGATCCAACAGGTTTATTATCACTTTTTAAACCAGCTTGCGATACCCACACACGATCAAGAACCTTATCGACTGCAGTATCTTGGTTAAACACAATAGATTTAATTTCTGTACCAATATTAGGCATAATCTTTTGTGTATTTTCTGCGCCAAGTTGTGCTTCTGGAATACCAGTGATACGAGAAAGTTCACGACGAATTTGATTTACATCAATAGTACGAGAACCACGAGACTGTGTACGACGAAGCGCAGCAGCACTATCAATAAGATCAATTGCTTTATCTGGTAATCGCTTGTCTGCTTGATAACGATGACTTAAGTTTACTGCTTCATTGATAGCATTTTCTGTAATCTTTACATTATGAAATGTTTCATATATTTCTTTAAGACCAAGCAGGATTTGCTTACTAACTTCAACGCTTGGTTCATCAACAGTAACACGATTGAAACGACGCATAAGAGCACGATCTTTTTCAAAGTGCTGCGTATATTCTTCCCAAGTTGTTGATGCAATAACTTTAAAGTCACCACGAGCAAGTGCTGGCTTCAACATGTTGCTTAAATCAACTGCACTGTTGCTGCCACCACCTGCGCCACGCATCTGGTGTGCTTCGTCAATAAACAGAATAACATTTCCTAATTCTGTTGCAGCAGAAATGATTTCTTGAAGTCGCTCTTCGAAATCACCACGATATTTGGTACCTGCGAGCAAGCTGCCAATATTGAGGCTGTAAACTTCATAGTTCTTAATAAACTTTGGTACATTGCCATTGATAATATTCAGTGCAAGACCTTCTGCAATTGCAGTTTTACCTACACCTGCATCGCCTACAAGCAACGCATTGCATTTATTCTTACGAGCAAGAATTTGTGTTAATTCAGCAAGTTCTGTTTCACGCCCAATTACAGGATCAATCTTGCCATTTGCTGCTTGAGTATTAAGGTTTGTACAATACTCTTCCATTGTTTTGGTAGCAAATCCACCCGCCGATGTTTTCTTTGGCTTAGATTTATTATAAATTTCAACAACTTTTTCTGGTTCTACACCATACTTGTTTAAGAAATATACAGCGTGACTGTGAATTTCTTTAGAAATACTAAGGTATAGATCAGTAACATGAATAGTTTGACGACCAAGTAAAATAACTTGTGTGAAAGCACGATTGAACACTCGCTCAAGGCTTTGTGTTCTTTTTGGTTCATCTATGGATTTTACTGGAACATTATCAAAGATATGCTCTTCGATTTCTGCGGTTAGTTGCTCTACATCAACTCCTAACCCTTGCAGAATTCCAAAGAATCCTTTTTCATGGAGCATACTAAGCAATAGATGCTCGATGGTGAAATATTCGTGACTGTTATCCGTTGCAAACTGCTTTGCAAACTTAACAATTTTTTCTAGGTCGCCGTTGCTACTAAATTGGGTCATATTATTAATATAACAGATTTCTATTGTTTGTCAAGTATTTATAGGACGAATTTTTTGAATTTCTTTGATTAAATTTAACTGGTCGGTTGTTAGAGCAGTTGGTATCATGATATTGATCTTGGCTATGTATTTGCCTCTACCAGCGTTATGGTTTCTAGGAAAACCTTCGTCTGTAATGCCAAACTGCGATTGGTGCTGCGTTCCTGGCGGAACATATAACTCTATTGTTCTGCCGCTTGGTAATTGTACAGTAAGTGTATGCCCAATAATTGCTTGGAAACAATCAATGGTTATGTCTTCAATGATGTTTTCGCCATTTCTGAAAAACCTGTTATGTGGCTTTACTCGTATAGCTACTTCAAGGTTTCCACGAGGGATGCCAATATTTAAATCATCACCGCGATTGGCAACAGTAAAAACTGTGCCACTATCAACGCCACTAGGAATCTCAATCTGCAGTGTTTCTGTTGTATTTGAAGTTTTATATTCTAGAACTTTAACCTGCGAATTGAGTGTTTCTAAAAAATCTAGTTCAACTGTTAATCTGATATTACGATTGCGCTGTGGTTGACGAGTGTGAAACCCAAAATGTTGAAAAATTTGTTCATGTATGTTTGGAAATGGATCGCCAGCATTAAAATTAAAATTAAATTCAAATGGATTGCCGCCGCCAGAATGTTGTGCATGTGGGCTATACTGTGGTTGAGGATTGCGCAGCATATGGTCATAATGTGCACGAGCGTTTTGATCACTTAGTGTACTATATGCCTCGTTAATCTGCTGAAACTTAGCCTGATCACCGCCCATATCTGGGTGATGTTGTTTAGCAAGGCTTCTAAAAGCAGCCTTTAATTCTTCGGGGCTAGCACTTTCCGCTACGCCAAGTGTTTGATAATGACTCATATGGTAATTATGCCACGATAACAGATATCTGTCAAGAATTAAGTGGTGCTAATTGAACCAACATTTGGTTTTGTGCCAGCCGCTGCCGCTGCTGCACCCGCTGATGTTTTCTCTTGCGTTCTGCCATAAGCAGTAATACCAAGAATAGCACCAAATGCAAGATGAATTAATCCACCATTAGCCAATGTTAAACTTTGCCATTGAGTATAAGTTACCGTGGTGGCACCAAGACCTTTTAAGAAAATTGGCATCATCATGCTTAATATGGGCGCAATGATAAAGTCAAACGCACAGATAAGCATATAAAGCCAACCCATTGCTGGACGCCAATATGATTTCATCCAATGTTCACTGGTTTTAGTTTCTTTCTTTGATTCTTCTTTGGCTATTTGTGCTCGTTCATAAGAAATTTCATCTTCTTTTTGATCTTCATGACGATCTTCAATCGCCATCTTATGATATTCTTTTTTCTCTTCTAGCGCAAAACGCATTTCTTCAAGACGAAGTTTACGAAGTTCAATGTTATTCTGATCTGATTCTGATAATACAGGCGCAGGCGGAGCAGCAGTTTTTAACTGCGCATCTTCTGGACGCTCATCATCTGCCATACGACGAGGGCCGATTGGTTCATCATCTTCTTCAATTACTACTGCCACTGGTACTTCCTTGAGTAGTTGAGGTTTTGGTGGTTCCATCTTTAGTGGCTTGGGAATCGTAATATTGTTTATATGCACTAATTTGTGCTTGATATTGTCTAATGACTTTAACAAGGTTGGCTTGGTTGACTGCCAAGTCTTCGTAATCTCTTGGATTAATGGCGAAAAGGCTTTCGCTATGTGCTTTTCCAAATGCCGTGTCAATGTGATCTTCACTTCCTGGTTTTGCTGCTTTATTTACCACATGCCATTCAATGTCATTTAAATGAATGTTATCCACGCTAGGCAACACAAGTGTTGGTCTTTCAACTGTAACAACTGCTGTTGTTGGTTGTGCTGTCTGACAAGCAGCAAGTAATAAACATAGGGGAAGTGCCTTAACAACCTTTAACATTGGATATACCTTTATTGACTGTATCTTCTATACAACGGAATGATTTTGCAGTCGCGTCATTCATACGCTTTTTAACTTCGGCTGGCTTAGTTGCAGCAAATGCGCCAAGATCACGATTATTCTTTGTAAATTTTGCCTGAATATCATCTGCTTCATTGCGAGCAGATTGGTAATCATCAAATGTTTTTTGTGATATGGCTTGCTGTTCTTTTAAATCTGCTTGTGTTTTTTCAAGTGTTGCTGTTGTTGTCTTAAGAGCAAAGTCTTTTGTTGCAACTTCTTGATTTAACCTCGCGAGTTCATCTTGGGTATATTTAAAATACCCAACCCCTGCGCCAATTAAACCAATGATAACAAATATCTTCCAAAGACTGAATCCAAACATTAGATAATTCCACTTAGTTTTTTGATAGTTTCTATTTCATTATTTAGTTTCTTGGTCTCTTCAGTTATTCTCTCGAATTGTGTAACATCCTGTTCATATTTTTCAGGAGTCATTGGAACAACTTTAGTAAAATTTTCTTCATTCATTTGCATATAATCACTACTTTTATACCAACGAAACTTCCACTTGTCTGGTTTAATTCCAGTCAAATGATCAAGGTCAGTTAGCATTTCACTGATATATTTGTAAAGATTTGGTCTGCGTTGCGCTTCAACAAACACTAAGCGATTCATGTCGGAGATTTCGCCAGTACTTACATCTGCGTCTAATACCCAATCATAGCCGTTTTCTAAGAAACTAACTAAATCAGTTGCTGGCATAATATCACGAATTTTAAAACTCAATGTAACAACATCCTGTGGTTGTCCCATCTTGCTGTTATACTCATCAATATGAATTGTATCGCTGACCAAGTAGTTAAGGTCGCCCATTTGTAAACCTTCAGAAAGTTGGCGCTGCACTTTGCTGTACTCCTTGTTCTGCTGGCGGTTGGCCTTGTTGACCGCCTTGTTCTGGTGGTTGACCACTCGATTGTTCTGCTCCATTTGTAGTGGTGCTTTGGTCTGTTAATCCTTTTTCCATACTGCTTTGTAGATCGGCTAAATCAACTTCTTCGCCAGCAATATCTACTGAACCTTGCTTAATATCGCTCATAAGTTTTTTTGGTAACATCATTTCAACATACCAAACTGGAAAATCAACTAGTTTTCCTTTGTGACTGCCTGGGCGTATATCAGCGGGACTTCTAATTTGCACTGGCATTTGTACTGTGTCTTTTTTGTATGCTACTTTTGCGCCAAATGGTATTATTCTTTTTGCAGCAGCAGGGTCGGGCATACGATCACGAGGCCACATAAATTTACACTTAACCCAATAACGGCTAATAACTGGACCTTCAACTAACTCTCCTAAACGCCAGTTTGGGAAAGCATAGAAATCCATGTTATCTAATACTCTTTCAAAATCACATAGCATGCTAAGACTAGCATCGCTCATGTAAATTTTCTTAACGCTTTCAATATTTGCTTTAATGCTCATAGCAACACCTTTGAGATATTTATGATTGTAGACATGCATTATAGATATCGTTTTAATTACTTAAACGAGTCATTAAATACTTTTGAGTTACAACCAACTCAGGGAATAAACATGCAGCATAAGCGTAAACAGAAGTATAATCAGCCAATGGATAGTTTTAACAACAGAAACGGAAACTCACACAAACGAAATTATAATAATGTTATCGAACCAGACCAATTTCAACCTAGTAAAAAACGAAATGTAGACATAATCCCAAGAAATATACATCAAGAAGAATATCTTGATCTTTTATTAGACCCATCAGTAAGTATCATCATCGCAAGCGGACCAGCGGGAACTGGTAAAACCTTACTAGCAATGCAAGCCGCAATTAAAGCCTTTAAAAACCGTGAAATTGAACGCATTATTCTTACTCGTCCAGCAGTAGGAGTAGAAGGCGAGAAACATGGTTTTCTGCCAGGCGATTTAAATCAGAAAATGGAACCTTGGACCAAACCACTATTTGATGTTTTACACGAGTACTATAGCACTCGTGAAACACAACAAATGGTTGACACTGGTGTCATTGAAATATGCCCACTGGCATTTATGCGCGGTCGTACCTTCAAGAACTCTATGATTATTGCGGATGAAATGCAAAATGCCACACCGAACCAAATGAAGATGTTGCTTACTCGTATTGGCGAAGGCAGCAGAATCGTGGTAACTGGTGATGTTCGTCAAACTGACAGAACAGAAGGTGAAAATGGATTGTTAGACTTTAATCGTCTAGTAGATCGCTTTGCTGATAGTGAGCATGTTGGTACTGTAGAATTTACAGGCAATGACATTGAGCGCCATCCTGCAGTAGAAGAAATTCTACGAATATACGGTGATATCTAAGGTTTTTTGCTCAGTAATTTGAGCAATTGCCATGTGTTATAGGCATCGGCAACGGCTGGGTTTTCGTGTTCCTGTTCACGAACCCAGCTAGTTCCGTCTAACACTTTTGGATTAGACATGTATACCATCCATGCCTCAAGAAGATACTGTTCATACCAGTTATCTTGACCATTATTGCTTATGGTTAATCCCCAAAAAGCATTACCATCTAAGATAGCAATTACTTCTGCAATAGGGCGAAGTATTTTCTTTTCTTTCTCAGTAAACTTTTTCTTTCTTCTTCTCTTGTAGGTACTATGAATTAAACCTAAGATAGTATTCATTGTCCAGCAATCTGTTTTTTAAGCCAACCGTTTATATATTCTTTGTAATGCGTTAGATAATATTCAAATAACTCACCAAAAGGTTTATCATCACTATATCTATTCTTGATTACCTTTTGGTTTGCAACATCTAGAATAACACCTGCTTCACTGTAGTCACGGGATTTTAAATTCTTAGCGCATTTAATCGCTTCATTTTGCTGCCACGCCGATTCATCTTTTCCTATGCCAATTTTACTGCTATGAGCGGGATTTTTTAATGTTCTGCTATACGATGCTATAATAAAAAATTTATTCTTTACCATCTTAATTTCCTAAATCTGATAGTTCACACAAGGTTGCTGATAAATTGATCTCAGTATCTGCTACCATAGAATGGTTTACCAATCCATTGCGAATAATAATAATTGCTTTGTCTTGTATTTCTGGTACATCACTCCACAATTCAAGATTGTCATACATCCAACGAAATACTTCTTCTACTTCATCTGACCTAACTTGTGAGCAAATTAATTTACGCGCTTCACGCACCTTGCCATTCTTAAACAAACTAACTGCTGCTAGTTTATAATCATCTGTTGATGTGTTGTCTATATTAATTGAACGAAGCGTTCCTTTATCATTGGATGATTGTAGAACATTGATACACTTGCGAAGATCAGGATAACTGGCAGTGACATAGTTGTCAAGGGTGTCCAAATCAAAATCAACATTTTCGCTTACAAGAATAGTTGCAACACGAGCAGTAAACTCAGTTTTGTCTAGCTTTTCTATATGAAATCCTTGGCAACGACTATGCAGTGCTGGAATGATCTTGTTAGGATAGTTGCAAGTTAAGATAAACCTAGCCGTGCTGCTATATGTTTCCATAAGTCCACGAAGAATTGCTTGTGCTCCAGGCGAAAGATAATCGGCTTCGTCTAAGAGAACAACTTTGAACTCTCCAAACGGCATAGTAGAAACAAATCCTTCAACTTTATCGCGGATAAAGTCTACACCATTGTCTCTGGACGCATTGATTTGCAAGATATCATATTCATCTACTTGAAGTTCACTTATGATAACCTTGGCAAGTGTTGTTTTGCCAGTTCCAGGTCCGCCGCTAAACAGCAAATGTGGAATAGCTTTATCTGCTAGCCAACCATTTACTTGCTGTTCTTGTGCGGCATCTCGCCATACATAATCACTAACCGCCGAAGGACGATATTTTTCAACCCACAAATAATCTGTTTTCATTCTTTTATTCTAACACAAAGTTAAAGAATTAGCTAATTGTATTTGCCATTGTCATGTCATGTGGTTTATCTGGGCTTGCCATAATAACATCTTTAGGATCGACAAGTCGAACTGTCACAGTAATACCATCATCGCCAGTCATGTCCAGCCCACGAGTCCAACGACCATGTGATACAAGTATCCATTCTCCTACTTGTACATCTTCTTGTGTAGGACCAACTGCTTGAACTCTACACCAACGAGGTCTAATACCATGACTTTTCATGTCATCATTGGCTAAGATGATTCCACTAGCCGTAACACGCTCTTGGAAATCCATATCGGTTACTAAGATATTGTTCTTAGTTGGTTTAATCTTGCGATAATCCGTATTATAACGGATCAGTGAACCACGCTCGCTCATATTCTGCTTCTCTGCCTCTTAAGTTTTTCTGCTAATTCTTGACTTCGTGCAAGTGCATCTGCATAACCGCCACTAGTGCTAGCTTGCGTTGCTGGCTCAATTACTTCTGGCTCTTCGCTTAGAGATTGTTCAATTTGATCAAACCCATTTGTAACTTGTTTAACAAAAACATCTGCTTCTGCTGCTCGTAGAGCCTGTTCGTCTGTCATCATTGGGCTATCTCGCAGTGGTTCTTTTCTCATTGACTGATAAAATTCATTTGAAATCTGGTCTCTTGATTTAATTACTTCACCGCCAGGACCAAGAAGATCACCTCTGGCATTTTTGTTACTATTGCCAACTGCTATGGTTCTTTCTTGTTTAATTTTTAGTCCATTAATATCAAGATATTTTCCACTTGCTGTTCTGTAAGTACTCATTTTTTAACCCTCTTTCGTGTATTTAACGCATAAATTCATTGAAGTTTAAATTATTTTTTAAACTATGGATACGATGTATTCCTATTAAATATAAAACAAAACTCGCTACACTACTACCACGCCCAACTCCCCATACTACATTATGTTTACGCATAGTATCAACAAGATATTTTAAGTATTGTAGTAGTGTCAATAAATCTCGTTCGGCATATTCCATTAGTTCACTACCAGCGCGTTGCAATTCATTTTGATTGCTGCACTGATCTAACACCCACTTGGCTATGTCGATATTTTTATATTCATCAGGCATAAACCACTGCTGTTGATTATTGGCATGATATTCTGCTATTGAACCATTTAATGTTGCTAATTTTTTTAATGGTTTGTAATCAAGATATAGACTCTTGATAGCAGTATTATACTTTTCTGGATTTACAATAGCAATATCATCGATAGCAAGTTGTGGATTTACATAAAGTAAATTTGCTAACTCACTATCGTTAATTATACTGCGACCATACTCATCAAGATTTATCACCTTTGATAACCTCTGGCTTCCATTTTTTTATTGGGATAATATTACTTTCTGTTTTTTTCTTCTTGTCTACTGTAACAGGTTTTTGCTCCCATTGCAATACTTCAGGCCATTCATTATCATCATATTCTACGATAATATCTTTCTTCTTAACAATTGGAATGTCCCAAGTAGTTGGTGTCGATCTAAACCACCACGCTGGTTTTTCCCAATTTTTAAATGTCAGGTCATTCATAATTTCATCGCTGCTAACAATATCTTCATCAACATTTAATGAAATGTCGTCACTCTTATCACATGAGGTAGATATATATTCAAGTGATATTCGTCCTTGTGTGATGCTTAAAATTTTATACCAAGTAACTACTCCCACGATAAGATTACTTGGCTGATATGGCAAAGTAACAATACGAGATTTAAACTTTTTATGCAGCGTTGGTAACATTGGATTACCAATATAAACAAATATTGCATCTTGATATAAGTCTTTTATTAAACTTCGTACTCGTCCAAATGCAGTATAAGGGTCTTCTTCATTTAAAGATTCATCATTAAATCCAATACTAATATGATAGTCACATGGTTCAAGTAAATCTTTAAAACAATTTATAGCAGTAAAGCTAGCAGTCCATGCAGTAGCACTCATCCTATATCCAAACTATCTTTAAAAATTGGGTTTTCTTTAGCGGCTTGGGCTTCTTGTCTATACCGCTTATTAATTTCTTCTTGATATGTATCAACAATATTTCGCAACTGTTGAATCATAATACCATTGTTCATTTTGGCAAGCCAATTCATTTTTTTGTGCAATCCGTTTACTGTTTTAAGTAATTCATCTAGTGTTTTGCCACTTAAATCACTCATTAGTGGATGCATTATAAATCGTCCTTTTTACGATTTTCACTATGCCAAGCATCAAATGATCCTCCTGGATAGCGTGATTCTAACTTCTTGATATTTTCGTCAATTACTTCTTGTGGATCAAGTTTCAATGCTGTACAAGCATTAATCCAATACCACATAATATCACCTAACTCGCGCTTCATATGAAAAACATTTTCTGCAGTTAGCGGTTTACCTTGGAAAAACATCTTCTTTGGAATTTCACAAAACTCACCTGATTCTGCTGCTAATCCTAGTGCAGCAGTAATTAAAAGTGATGGATTAATAAGAGTATTATCTTCTTGATAATTGCATAACTGTTCAAAACGATCCATGAAAGCATAATTTAATTTGCTTTCGGCGCTGGTTACTTCGGTAACAAATTCTTGGTATAATTTAAGGTCTGTCATTTAAATGCTCCTGAGCTAATATACCAACGGATAACTCAGGAGTCAATATTAAACTTGTGTACGAATCCATTTATTAATAGTTGGATTGCTTGGGCTACCTACATAGGTATAACCAAGATGACTGCCTGTAGTTAGTGTAGTAGTGTTTCCAAGAATAGTATTTGCACTTATCAAGAATAGATTGCTTATATTAACATTTGAAGTGATTGCTACATACTGGCCGTCTAGCGGATAAGATGGGAATGTAACACTGATATTTGCAAGTTGTAGACCGTTGGTGCTATCAATAATTAACTTTGATGTTAATGTTGATGCATTTGGACTTGCTGCAGTGCCGTTGCTGACATTAGCATATGTGTAATCAGTATTGTTTCTAGCACGAGTTAAATCAAACATGGTATAAGTTGTGCCGCCATCATCACTTAAGAATTCAAAGTAATATGTTCCAGCGCCGCTTTGTGTGAATCCAATGCTATTTGTGCTTATATTATATTCATGAATATACTGTAAGCTGCTGCTTGCACTTGCTGATACGCTGCTTGGCAGATATAATCTGTGAGTGCTTGCTGCAACAATTAACTTCAATCTGACACGACCAACTTTTCCTGAAGTAGGAAAGTTAGTAAATGTAATTGATGTATTGCCATTTGTAGTAACTACCTGATAATGTCCAGTTGTATGATCTAGTGTAACATTGGTACTAATAGCATTAGTAAACTCAGTTTCGCGAAGGTCACGAATTTCAGCACTGGAAAAAAGAGTTCCAGCCATATTATTATTAAGTGTAGTTCCCGTTAGAGCTTGTTTTACAATAACTTTGCTTTGCAAGTCAGTAAGTTCTGCTGCAGCAGTAGCAAAATTATTTAAAATATTTGTAAAGTTATCTCTGAATCCCTGACTATCATTATCAACACCCGCGACTGGGTAGGAACCATTGATATTGTTGGGGTTAATATTGCTCATTATTCATTTCCATATTTTAAAGTATTTAGCTGTTACCACTATAGAGATATTTATTGAAGTGCACTAACGCGAGGAAATTTCAAGTAACTATCGCTAGCAAATGGTACACTATATTGATCTTCGTTGTTGATAAACTGTGTTGAATTATAGTCAAAGGTCATTGGAACTTTTTTCTGGAAAGAATTGGTATCAACCAACACATACGCTGGAACAGTTTGTCCATTAATATTAACTCCCGCAGAAGAATAAGATAGCGTTTTTCCTGCTCTTGCGCCAAATCTTACAAGCACATTTGAATTGCCGCCTAGAGATATTTGCTGCTTGAAAGTTAAAGTCACAAGATTATTTCCAACGGTTACCAACCAAACACCGCCTCGTTGATTTACTAAACTAGTGCCATTGTTTACTTCATTATATCCTGGAATAACTGTATCAAATCTATTCCATCCATTGTTTGTCAATGATGGATAAAGAGTACTATTGTAATTTTCTTGGGTAGCAAAAATAATAGTTTTATTATTCCAATCTCCAGAAACATCACCATCTAACCCGCCTAGCGCAATAACACTAGAAATATTTTGTCCATTTATGTGGTCAAACGGTATGTCTATAGCATAATCAACAGTTGCCGCAATTTGCGATCCAGTATATCCGTTATCAAAAGTAGTATATATTTTTTTAATCCAAGTATGGGTATTAACATTAAAGTTAATATCTTGGTTGTTATCAAGAATATATCTATCTGCAACAAATGGTATTAGCTTTATATCATGTGAAACAAGAGAATTAAGTTTATATAATACTCTTTCTCCTGTTCCTGGTTTCAAGTAGGCCAGTACAGCCGCAGTTTGAAATCCTAGTATCTTACCATTTGCTTGCGTACTTGTTTGCCACTGCGGTAGTGTATTGCTGTTACTTTGACCAACTGCTACTATAATGTCATTTGTCATTAAATCTATATCATTTGGGTATATAACCACACTGCTCATAGGATCAACTAATCTTAAATGCTTGCGGTCAAAGGTAGTATAATTAGTATCAAAATTAGTAACTAGATTTTCTATACCGCTAGTAGTAAGACGGTCTGCGGGTATTACTTTTGTCGTTGTGCCGTTGATTGTAGTATATGTTTTTGTATCTTCTCTAAGATCAACATATATAACATCATATAAATGATTTCCAGCAGAATCTGTTGCTTGAGCATAATGATAGTCGCCAAAATAAAACTTCTTGTTATAATGGCGGGTTTGCATTGCTGCAATATATGCACTTGATTGGCTAGCTGTTAATCCATAACCAGTTAAAATTTTTATATCACTTTGAACGCCCCACCATGGATCATTTGGACGATATATATCGTTTGGTTCAAAGAAATCAGTGTTGCCAAGAATAGTGCTTAATAGGGTTCTTTTTGCAGTACTTGGTTTGCAAACAAGATATAAATTATCGTAGGGAGCATAAGTTACAGTTTTTAACTTTAAAGTAAATGTTTGTGCACCACTGACATTTTTACTATAATCGGCTGCTTGAATAGTAAACCTGTATGTAGTATCTATTGTAGTAATATCCGTATATTGTCCGCTATTATAGTTTGCAACATCAAAAGTAGTTGAACCTTTATCTAAGCTAAATGTTTGGAAACTTGCTCTACCAGATATTGAACCATCATTTAATAGCTGCAATCCTTGTGGCAATCTACTGCCAACAGCTTTTCCAGTAACAGGCTCTATAAATTTGCTTATCAATGAATAATATAATTTTCTTCCACTTTTTGCAGATGCTGCAACTGCCAAGCTACTAACAGAACCTGCGTTAATATATCCAAGGTCAACTGGAGTATCCCATGTAACACTAAGGTCTAGTGCAGACAATATTGTTATTGAAAATTGTCTATATGGACTAACTGCAGTAGAATCGAACGCATTTTGTACTTGCAGCGCAAAAGTATAGGTATGTTCGTATAGACTTCCGCTTGTAATTCCAGTAATCGGATCAGTTGATACCCACTGGTCTAAGGTTGCTATATTTTCTGGAATATATCCAGTTAACCATCCAGTGTTTGGGTCTAAAGTTAATCCATATGGGAAAGAAAACGATATTTGATCCCATGCTGACGAATCCCACGCGCTCTGGTCAAATCCACCTGCACCAACACCAACAATGCCATAAATTATTGGAACATTGTCATAATCTACTGCATTAAATTTATATGCAAAATAATTTCCAGCAGTAAATGTTGCATAATCGCCCATATCTTTTGTTAGTAGTACAGGCGTTCTTGTATTGCTTGTATCAGCAGTGATAATAGTGCTATCTGCGGTTAGCGCATTATTATCAGCGCGAATATCATTGTGACTGTATACAACAATGGAATAGTCTCTTGTATCAAAACTTTTTCCATCAGTAACACTTACAGTAAATCTATAAGTGAAATTGCCACTCATTGTTGTAAATTGCCATGGATTTTCACTCCAATAGCTTTCATCCCATCCAGTAATTGCATTATTATTTTTTGAAACATTTGGAATAATAACTCCACTTATCACACCTGAAGGCGATAGCGTTAATCCAGGCGGCAGTGATCCGCCCAAGACACTGTAAGTTAATGCATCATTATTTAAATCAATGGCACTTAGTTGTACAGATACTTCTGTTCCATCTAAAAATGTGCCTATAGGAGTATAATTACTAGTTAACAATTGTGGAACATAATTTCCAGTAACAGTGATTATAAAATTTCTATCAGTAATCTTTCCACTAGCCGAAGTAGCACGAACTGTAAATTGACTAGTTCTGTCTTGATCAACTTCTTCTGGCACACCATCAATGCTGTAAGTATCTTTTGGATTGCCCGTGACCTTGCCGCTGTTGTCTAGCTGTAGTCCTGCTGGCATTTTGCCAGACACCATTGAATAATTAACATCCGACCCATCTGGGTTTCCTGTGGGATCAACTGCTTGTAGACCTAATTCAAAAAATTGCAGTGCTTGAATCTTTCCAAGATTTCCTGCTGGCGTTACCCATTGTGGATACGCTGTATTGCTGCCTGGCGCTTGTTCTGCTGTAATTGTATCAACATATCCATAAAATGTATTGCCAATAACATATGGGTATACTGGACGACCTAGCCCATCAATTGTACAAAAATATGCATAAGTTCCATTTGGATAATCTGGCGTTACGCAATAACGACCGTTATGCGTATCTAAATCTCCAGTACCAGTATATGTATAGTCTTGAACAAATGTTCCTAGCGGATATGCACTAACTAGCGGAACATTGATCCCGTTTCTAGTAGTATTCAATGTATAGCTAGTTTGCAGCGAACGAATAGTGGTTTGATTGTTGATAGGATTGCTATAGCCATATGGTCCATATATAGGATAACCATCTAGTGCAAATCCTAATATTTTACTATGTCCGTCTGGATGAGTTAGTGAACCGCTATAATAAGGAATTTCATCGGCATCTGCTAAACCATGAACAGTGCTACTGAATGGCTTGCCGCCTTGACCGCTAATCCATATTGGCGCAAAGCTATAATCGCGGTAGTTATATATGTGAGACTTGGTTGCTTTGCCACCAGCATAATCTTCATAGAAGCTATATCCTAACAACTGTCCTTCGGCATAGCTTGCGTTATATTGCCAGTTAGCTGCATATGGGTTTTGCCCAAACGGAGCATCCGTGCCGCCATTTGCGCTGTATATTGCAACACCGTTTAACCAATATCCTATAATTCCGCTGCTTGTAGATGGCGGATTATCACTTGGTACGCTTGTTCCAGCACGATATACCCATGCTGTGTTAAAATATTGAGCTTTTGCAATGTTTACTGCATCAATGCTGCCATACCCATGATAAGGCAAGCCAACTGCTTCTAGAGAAATTACAGTTTGGTTTAACCCATTGATAAGAGTATTCGGAGTTATAGCCCATGTGCTACTAATATTGATAAGTCTGCCTAGCTGCACATTTGTTGCTGATGCATTAAAAGATAACATTGATTACCTGCTCCAGCATATATTTATTGGTTTTAAATTCTTACCCAACGAGCGCCGCCAGGAGCAGTTTGATAAAGTACCCAACTATAAGAAGTACCAACCGCCAAGGTTGTTGGAGCATTGTTAATAACTGTTCCACTACCTGCAGTTGCGGTTAGCGTAGTAACTGCGCAGTTAGGAGTTACAGTTAACATTTGTCCATTAGATACAGCAGTGTTTGCGGGGAATGTTAGGGTTGCAGAGGCAACAGTAGCGCCATTGGTACTATCGACAATAACTGTTCGCACATTGCTATATAGTGTAATGATTGTACTAACGCTTAAATTGGCAATTTGATAACCAACAGAAGTATTACCACTTGCAGTAAACGCACCAGAGATACTTACAGAATTAGCAAGTGCCCATGTAACTGCGCCGTTGGCACTTTGCGTAATATTCATATTAGTGCCAGTGTTGTATACGGGTTGAATTGCCCACCAGTTATTTCCACTTTTGGCAATTAAACCTAGAGTTGAATATGGCGGAATTAAAGTTGGTATATTTGCAGCAGAGTTTTCAATTGCATGGCCAGCAGCAGGATAGACATTAATTGATACAGCAGTATTATTTGTAATACTAATTTCACGACCTTGAGTAGCAGCAGGCAATAAAATACCGCCAGTGCCGCCAGTAACAAAGATGTTATCTTGGTTAACTGCAGTTGCAGTGCCTTGGTTAGTGCCAGCAGCACTTACAATGGCAGATGAAAACAAAAATGGTCCACTTGTAATAGCGATAGTANCTAACNAGCAATAGTAAGGTTACCTGCAGTTATATTTCCAGTTGCAATAACATTACCGATGTTAACATTTCCTGTTCCAGAAACTGAACCAGCANTAGTAGNATAAGTTGCAGTAGTTGCTATAGTCGCAGTGCTTGCAGTTCCTGTTAAGTTACCCGTGATATTACCAGTGATATTACCAGTGACATTACCAATTACTGAACCGACTACAGTAATGCTATTTGCATAAAGATCAACATTTCCATTGATGCCACTAGCAGATGGAGTTGTGAGATTAACAAAATTCGCATTAACTTTGTTAAAAGATGTTTGTAGCGGATCACCAGTTCCATCATTAGCATATGAACCAGTATTGATAATTTGTAGTCCCATAAAAAAACTCCTGCCAGATATTTAGCAGGAGTAATTCTTTACTCTACATAGTAATATGTTAGAGTGTCTGTGTTAAATTTTATTTTTCCTTTTTTATATAGATCAAAAACAAGAAGTTCAATTTGAGCGTGGCATTTATTATGTTCTTGAACTGAACATAAAAATAAATTATCTATACTATTATTTTTTTTATCTCCATCTATATGATGAACAACCATACCTTTTGGTATTCTTTTTTTAATGTGATTTTCCATCACGACAATATGTTCTCTAACCCACAATCCTCTGTTATATGGATACTCTGGACCAACATATATTTCTTTATATCCTTCATTGGGGCGCTCTCCCTTTTCTTTTGCTTTTTTTAATTTTTCTTTGACTGTTAATTTTTGACTTAAAGAAAATTTTGGACAATTATTACAATAGTGGGTATCTGTTTTAACTTTTAACTTTCCATCTTTTTCTCTTGTAAACTCTTGTTCACAATTATTACATTTAAAATGTAAAAAAGTTTTTGTTCTTTTAATTTTTACTATTTTTCCCCGTCTGTTTTCATCGTGAATATTTTCTATTTTGCGTTCGTAAAGAAACATTTAAATAAATCCTTTTTAAAGTTATTTATCCAAATGCTAATATATCTATACTATTCTAAATGCTTATGGATTTACCACATCCACATGAACTTTGACTCATAGGATTGTTAACGACAAGCTGGCTACTTACAAAGTCGCTTTTATAATCAATTTCACTGCCTAGCAGATACATGAGTGCAGTGCCGTCTACTATAAGACTCTTGCCTTCGCCTACGCTAATCATCTCATCAATTTGTGGTGAGCCATTTTGTGCATAAAGTTCATCATCGGCAGGTTCCCAGAAATATTCAAATCCTGCACAACCGCCGCCTTTGAGACCAAATACCAGATATGGTTTATCCATATCAATGAGTACACGACGAATATGAGTTCTTGCTGCTTCTGTGATAGTTACTGCTTGCATTTCACTTAAACCTATATGTAATTCTTCCACGAGTCAAATCATATGGAGTTAATTCTACATTTACTCGATCATCTTGTATAATCTTGATTTTATTTTTACGCATATTTCCACTGGCATAGGCAAGGATAATATGATTTTCTATATCCACACGGAATACTCCGTTTGGGAGAACCTCTACTACCTTGCCTTCCATTGTTAGTAATTCTTCTTTTGCCATGAATTACTTATATTTCACCGACATACTATCACCTGTATCTGGATCAAACAGCGTAAAAGCATCACTATCAGTAGGCGATGCAGGAGTTACCATTCCGCTATTCGACACAGTTATATTACCATAATATGTATCACTAACAAGTGCAGAAATTTCTTCTGCACTTAGTTGCGGTAATTGAGCAATAGAATCAGTAGTTAAACCCCAATTGTCATAGTTTCTGCCACGCTCATAAGTTTGTGCTGACCAATATGTACCTGTTTGTCTAGAAATGTTATCAAAATTAATATTATTTTTAAGTTTATCTATTTCACGACGCATATCTTGCAATTCGCGCCACATTTGTTCAAGTGGTCCAACTGGATTAATATTCATACTATCTTCTACTACTTTGGTTAATACAACGGCTTGCTTAAATGCATCCTTAACAGTTGGATCATTTGACATTAAAACTGCGTCTAGTTCTCGCAGTTGTTCTACTAAATTAGTTCGCGCCATTGTCGAGTAAGTCCTTTCTACGATACAGTACAGTCATTCCAGGTTCCCAATACAAACTATCAACAATATGCCATGGGTCATTTGTTTGAATAAAATGGTTAACACCAAAAACAATGCCAATTGGTTTGCCGCCTTCGCCTAGTTTTACATTTGGATCAGGCGTATGTGCATTAGAGAAGGTATTGGTTATTGCAATATATCTACTAACTTTTGATTCAAATTTTTGACAAACACTGAATACAAAATTTCCTTCTGCAAAACTATCAACTAATAACATATCAGTTTCTGGAAGTTCTTCTTGATTTAATACTTGAATATTCTTAAAAATTAAATTAACTCCCATCTCGCTAGCCAGAGCGAGATAGTCACTGATATCATGATCAATGTGGTCATATATGGTTATACTTTTTGGCTTTGCTGATATTGCTACTAAAGTGCTTACCCCACTTCCAAATCCAGCGATAGTAATATCGTTAACCTTGCGGCAATATTCTAAAAATCCAAACATTTGTGGATTTGTTTTGATATTCTCTGCGATGTTTTCATACAGTGCTTGCATTATATTTTTCCTTGCATAAATTTAATAATACTTGATAGTGTTCCCATGCTTCCATGACCGCAGGATACTGTTCACGAATTATAGCGTCATAAAATGCATTTTCTACGATATCGTTGACTGCATTTTTTGTAGTCCAAATTTCTTCACGATCATTGTGTGGCAGCATATTGATGCGTACACGAATTTCTTTTTCAGACTCACTATAACTTCCAAACGGACGACGAGTGACGGTTTTGCCACCGTCTGGACTTTCATAAATCCAAGAGGCCATTACGAATTCCTAATGTCTGTGGAGAATGATCAAGATATGGGTTACCATCTCGCCGTTCATAAAAATAAGCATCCTCATCATTAATGGTTATACTTAAGTCACTATGAAATATATCATAGTCAGTAAATTCGCCATCGCTATGATAGACACGAAATACCCAGACTTCGCCTATTGGAAGTAGAACTCCACTTACGCCGTTTGCATTTTTTGGTTTCATAGTACTAATATATGTATTAATTGGTTCAATGTCAATAATTATTTTGAATGATTACGAAGTGCAGTAGTCAATTGACTTGGCGGTATTTGATTCATTTTATAACCATCATATACATGCTTTAGATATTTCTGGGAAGGTTGTCTGCGTTCATCACCGTGCAATATCATAACATATGTAAGTGCTTTATATAATTTGCCTTTGTATAGCACTTCAATGACGGCATGGTGGTAATCTTTACCGTCGCCTTCATAATAGTCTAACTGTTTTAGACCTTCATCACTCATTGCCCATAGCACACCATAGGTTTTTTCACCATCTGCCGCTACCATGTTAGTATAATGATTTAATTGTAACTGTTGATTTGGCGCAACTGCACGACCAATGCGCTTGGCATCTGGCACACGATTTTTTAATTCAGGAATGTTTGTGTTATGCCCATAAGCAAAGTATAGAATGCGTTCCATCGGAAATATTTATAATAAAAAAGGGGAAGTAAAAACTTCCCCTAATCAGTATTCATTCGAGTGTATAATATTTAGTCGTTGCCTGGATCGCCCTTGCAAAGAGTCTTCTTTGCAGCAGCAACTGCCTTAAAGTCTACTGGCCATAGAGCAGGCTTTGCCTTCTTATCAGCGCCAGCAGGAAGAGGAATAGTCAAACCGCTTGCAGCTTCAACATCAGCCACACTAACCTGAACCTTAGTTAGGTCATTGCCCTGATTCTCAGCCTGTGGGAATAGGAACGCATAAACTTCCTTAGTCTGGGTATCAACTACAATCTTCCACATCTTGTTTGGAACTGTTACCTTGTTAGCACCGATTGTCTTATCCTTGCCAACTGTATAAATGTTGCCAGCATAGATGAGAAGTGTATGATTGCGTGAGAATGTCCATGCACCTGTTGAACCTTCAAGCAACTTCCAGATACCACGATTAAGACCTGGCAACTGGGGTGACATGTTACTCATCAAGAATGATTCATATTCAACTTGCTGATCCCATGACTGATGAGCATCATTGGCGATATGTCCCTGATCATAGCCGCTAGCAGCATAATCGCTTGGCGCACTACGCTTGTCAGCAGGAAGAGCAGCATCAGCAACGAACGCATTAGAACGGGCTACGCAGCCATTAACATGCTGTGGAGTGATTTCCCATGCTGCCCATAGTGGTTCCTTAGCAGCATTGTCATGCTGTACATAATAACCCTGACGGCAAAGTGGGGTAGTATCGTGTTTTTGTGTATCAGTAATCTTGCCATAAGGCATGAACGCAGCACAGACAGCATCTGGCTGATTTGGACGCTGATTCCAAGCATAAGCAAGAGTTGGAACCATAAGTGCGAGTAGAACTAGTAAAATCTTTTTCATTGAAGTTTCCTTTTTAGATAAGAATATTTAGGCAATAAAAAAGCACCAGAGAAATAAATCTCTGGTGCCTGATTTATATTTCATTTATATTATTATTGTTTAGTTTTCTTTTACTCTACTATCATGCTAGTTATTTTACATTTATTATTTTTAATTTATAAGCTAGTTATTATTTAAAGTTAGTTTTCAAAGTTAGTTTTTACTACTGTTTATTTTCTACGCTAGTTATAGGTGCCATTCAGAGTGACCCTACATCTTTATTTAGTATTTTCTTCATCTTCGAGAAAAATTATTTCTTGAAGTCTTTTGAATATAAAGGTGTATATATTTTCTACTTTACTATCTGACCATTTGATAGGTTTTGTTTCATGATGCATGGTTACTAACTCCCACCTGTCTTCGCCATACTTGTTTAATATTTGCCCATCAATGCACCAGTTTTTAATGACCAAATACTCATACCATTGCATTAACACTTAATCCCAATGCCATTTAACATATCAACAGCAGTTTTTTTGCCTTTTTCAAGTTCAAATTCAATCATATCAAGCCAAATCGCGATAGCATCGCTTTCATCAAGGTGCTCAACCCACGCAAACCCTTCTTTATGTGTAAGTGGCTGAGTCCATGTATATTTTAAGGTAGGAAATTTTTTATCTTCCATTTTCAACTCCTAAGCTATTAGTAAAGTATAATACTAAAACAATTAATTGTCAACGGATTTGTTTAGAATATCTGGATTGTTTTCTATGAATGTTTTTATCGTATCAAATGAATCATGAAATTTAATTTGAAATATTTTACGAAGGCCATTATTTTCTATAGCATGTGTTTTAGTTGTGTCTAATAACCATGCAGTGTTTGGCGTAGAATTATATGATAGCATAGTATCGCCATCTTTTACCCATGTATGCGCATTTGTGTCTTCGCATGCTACGATAAAATTTATGTTACAGTGTCCTGCATTTTTTTCGCTGTCTTTCTTGCCGTCGATATGTGGTTTTACATAGGAATCATGTTCAAAATAAGAAAAGTTAACAAAATTTAAATTATTTTTTAAAAAATGATCTTTGACATTTTTACTCCAAGGCAACATAGTTTCTAGAAAATGACCGCACCATGCTAACCAAGGTTTTCCATCAGTAAGATTATAATTTGCAATAACGCTGCCGTTATTTTTTATACTATATATGTCTGCGCTATATGCAGCTTCATGTGTTACATGTTCTTCATACTTTCCTTCTTTGATCTTTGTGAAAAGATGCGCAGCTATCTTGTCAACTTTTGACCAGTCAGTATTTTTTAATAAATCGATATTTTTAATTTCGTAAAGCATATATTATTTAATATCTATTTCACTATCCAATTTTCTTTGGTAATCTTCCACTACTTCACGAAGTGGATCAATCCTAACTAGTGCACGATTACCATTTGGTTTAATTTGTAAACGAAATACATCACCATTCTTCCATCCCATTGATGCGATTGGTAATTGCTTATCTAATATAATACCGATTGGATGAATATCCCAATCGTAATCAAGTGCTAACATAGAAATTCCTTTATTAACTTTTTATTTAAGTTAACAAATTTCATTCTATTATTTTTTTACCAAGTCTCATAACTAGTTGCGTCAAGCCTTGCTATTTCTTCGCCTCTGTTGTCAAGAGCAATGGCATCAACTCTTTGACCGATGCCATTGCCGTTTGATACAATAATCTTTACACTCTTGGCGCTCATCATCAAATCGCTATCAAGCCACTCTTTTATTTGAGCAATCTCAATCGGCAATAGATGAACGCCGCTAGATTTAGTTTTTTTCTTAGTCATTGCGCGGAAGCGAAGTTGCTTCCTTAACCAAATCAATAAGTTCATCAACTGATGCAACAATGATCTTTGAAGTCTTCCATTCATTATCTTCATCACGCCCACCAACTTCAATCATATATCCATTGTCATACATATTGACACTAAAATTCTCATTAACGGTATTCAACTTGTCGCTAATCTTAGTCATTGCCTTCTCCTATTGTTGATATATTAATAATACTATTTTATAAAATAATTGTCAAATTAAATTTGAAATTTATCAATTAAGTGCAACATATATTGAAATGATTTTGCAGAGTATCTGATCTTAAAAGTATATGTACCAGCTATATTCATGTAACCAGATTTGTTTTTAATTCTATTACCAGAAACATCGCGGTAAACACCAAAATAATCTAGATATTTTAAACTTGTGTCATTAACTTTTATTTGTCTTATTATTATTTCCCCACCAGTTAACTGAACATTAATTGTGGTTATTCCTAGCGGGTCATGATTGCAATAAAATGTATATATGTTATTTTTAATTTTAAACTTTTCGTATGGATTTACAGTATAAAAAGCCATATCATTGATGTTTTCAATTTCGATTGATATATTATTGATTTTCATAATATAATTTTTCCAAACTGTTTAATTCTTTTTGCCACTTGTCTATCGGAAATCCGCCTTGTTTTTGATATTTTAAATCTTCACACAATTGAACTAATTTTCTCCAACGATCTAACCTAACGGGAAAAGTGTTACTTGGATTTACAGAACTAGTCCAAAATTTCTGATAATTGGGCTTACTGATATTATGTCCTAATCCATATTTTTTCAATAACACAGGGTTATTCATAATAGGACTGTTATCAAGTAACGCAAATGTTGGAGTTAATCCATATGTTATCATGCCGTTCTTGTTTAAATGTGCATACTTTTTAAACATATCAAGTGTTAATTCAAAATCTTCATCAGTTTCACTTGGATATCCAACCATGACTAACCAAGATTGTGTAATACCTACTTTATGTAAAAGATTTACACTCCAATCTAAATCATCATCGGTAAATTTTTTACCCATATCATATCTTATTTTTTCACTGCCGCTCTCTACACCGATACTCCACATAGTGCAACCAGCACGAGCAGCTAATTCAAAATCTTCAACTGGCATCTGATTCTTGCCACGAAAAATAGCATAGCCGCCATAATCTAATTGGCGCGGCGCGTCTCGCGCTAGTATCTCATTTATCTTGCGATAGTTGCTTACGCTGCCATTAATTAAATTATCAGTGAATCTAAATTTCTTTACACCTGTATTTCGCCAAAGTGATAAAATTTCATTGGCAACTTTTTCTGGATTTCTGTGAATAAACTTTGGCCAAAAACTAGCAACATCACAAAAGCTGCAACTACGAACGCATCCTTTGCTAGCAGTTATAAAATAATGTGGCTCGTCATATTTTTGTTCTTGGTCTCTAAAATTAGATAATTTACTATAAATTTGTAGATCATAATCTGACCATTGAGATAGTGGAATGTTATCTAAATCTTCTGCGGAAAGTTGATCAGCTATTATTAAACCGCTTTTGCTATTTTTAATAGCGGTTACTATTTCGTGTTCAGCATCTCCAACAATAACTAAATCCGCTATTGCAGAATTTACAAATACATCATAATGCTTTGTTGAATTTTCGCTTGATACTGATACTTCAAGTCCTTTTCCACCTGCAATAATTTTGCAATCAGGCAGATACCTACGAATCAAATAACTTAACACAAGTGAAAAATCTAAACTTTCACTTGTAAAAACACTTAATCCAATATATTCTGGATTATGTTTTTGTTTAATATCTAGTAAAAATTTTCTTGTAAATTTTAAAATATCTAAGAGTGCACGACGAGGAAGTTTTTCGCTATGCAAATATCCATTGCATAACATGTTTTTAAAACTAGGCCACCAAGCGCAATTGGCAAAGTTATCCAATAGTTTTATATTGAAATCTATGCCAACTGCGCTGATTGAATTTTTATTCAAGCATGCGCTTAATAATATTGGCGCAACTGCTGGATATGGTTCAAGGTAAGGGACGCTTAATATTACTACTCTGGTCATAGCCCTTATTTAAAGACGCACCATAGCGGTCCACCGTTTTTGTGACCATCACTAAAAGTAGTTTCGCCATAGGCTTCTTTTGTACGAACATTAAACGCCATCTTAAACCTGTTGCCAGTATCGCTTAACTCAACCACTGTTAGCCAAGGGTCTTCAAATGCACTGGCAGCACTGCGGAAACCTTTGGCATCCCACTGGATCATAGAAGTTCCGCCACTGCCTACAACAGTAAAGTGTTCGCCGCTTTGGAAATAGCAGGTAAGCGTAGCAGGTTGGTCGGCCAATACAGGTGTAGCAAGCAGCAATGCGGCTGCTAATATAATCTTTTTCATTTTAGTTTACTTTCTTACAAACTTGTTTACCATCTGCGCCCATGCGAGGCGTAAGTGAATAGCGATACAGATACTGACAGCCTGTTAGGTAATCGGTATAAACTTCCATATGGCTGTTTTCATGCGGACCATCGCTATCATCTCGTGGTTCATACGGCAGTGATGCCTGATAAATTGTCAGCACAAAAATTGCGGCGCAACACAACATATAAAAAGACCACCAAGACCACCACTTAGAATACTTCTTCATCACTTCACATCCTTTTGTTTAATATTACCCCATTGGTCTTGCAGTACATAGCGTGTGCCGTGTGGGGTAGTATTAGTACCCCAGACCAGAGGGTATGTGTGTATAATAGTCCACTGGCTGCGTGTGAATAGTAAATCCCATAGCCAACGCAACATTATGCAATGCTCCAATCATAATCATCAATGGTCATCACGCTTTCATATCCATCATATTCATCAATACGATACTGCGTACCAGGTGCCAATTCACGGATAGCCAAGCGAGCAAAATCACCGTTTGCTGCTGCACCTAATTCTTCTACAACCTGTGCAAGGATAGGGTCATCACGCTCAATATCACTAGCAGAAAAGAAATGGTCATCGTCTTCAATGCCATCCTTGTAGTAATGGCTAGTCCATCTGTGATCGCCCTCAACATACAGAAGGTTAAGATTAGCAAGTTCGCCATACCGCATGGTAGCCTCATGGCTCAATCCAAATCCACCGTGACACGCATTATATACAATTTTGGTCATATGCCTACTGCCTCTGCTCTTTTACGATCTATACTCATAATAACACTGCTGTTAATATCTGTCAAGTCTTTATTTGGCGGAAAGAAGATATAAGCATTAGGATCATTTACCTTTGTGCCGTTTAGCCGTATGCCACCACTTTCAATTAAGCGGTTAAACTCACTCTTACTCGTGACAAGTGCAGCATCAATGCCAACCTGTCCAAGATTGATGGCACGAGCATATTCTGCCAGTGGAACATATTGCCAATCTGTCAAGATTTCTTCCAACGATACTTTATCCATTACCAAATCCACCAAGCCAAAAACAAAAATCCTGCCCACTCGCCATTATGACTAACGCCAGAAGAATAAGCAGCACCAGCAATTAGCGCAACTATTACAATAGTTTTAAGTGTATCATAATTGCTGTTCATTATCCATTCCTCATTGCAGCCAACACATATTCTTCACTGGTCATATTAGCATAGGCTTGAATATGACCTAACCTAATTGCCTTTGTAATTATTCTTTCTTCTGCTTCGGTTAAGTGACCAGGATGCACTCTAATTTCAGCACGAGGCACAAGACGCAAACCATCAATAAACCTGAATTGTCTATGATTTGGACCTACACTAACAGTATCTGGTTTTTCAACAGTGATCACTTACAAATCTCGTTGATTTCGGCAACTGTGCGTGTGGTCTTGGCGTATTCCATTTTACAACTACTCTTCTGCCAACTATCAACGGCTACACCGCCCATCATGGCCACAACTGCGATGGCGACCATAATACAATACCATTTATATTCCATTATAAATTATCCTTTGAGCATTGTGGACACAGTAGTTTCTGTGTCATATCTAATTTATCTGGCTCACCAAACCTATTATGCGCTTCCCATACTGGTTCCATCTTGTGATAAGAATAGTGCCAGCCTTGTAGTTGCTTAAATCGTTCTTCGGTTACTGTTGCTGCACTATTAAATTGTGCCATTGTAAGATCATTTCTTGTTGCAGTATCGTTTTCTTGTTGTCTTTCGCATATGTGTTCTTCCTGATGATCACACGCATCGCATTGCAGCGTAAGAACATAGGTTTTTAAAACAAAAGTTTTAAGAGGCATTTGCTTTTACCACTGCAATAGAACGCCAATCTGTATTTTCATCTAACACCACACTATTCACGGTATCGCTGTTTTTGCTCAATAGATTATGCAGAACTCTTGCTGCATCGCCACGAACGCCATAACAATTTTTATCACAACGATATACAGAACCACTCGCACCATAGAATAGCCAATGATTGCTCTCTTCACCCACAGCAGTGATACCACTGTTCATGCGCCAAGCATCGCCATCCAGATAGCCACCACTCCAACCTGCCAAAACTTTATTATAAGTTTGACCGTTGTTAGTGATATTCACTACTACCCAATTATGCGGTGTGTAATCATAACTCATCTCATTGCAATCCAAAGTGTTTGCGGATAGTCTTATCAATTCTACGCTTGTATTGTTCGTCAGTAAATTGCTGTGGAAACAGTGATGCACATTCCTGAATAATCAACTGCGCAAACTTTACAACATCTTCTTGTTCGGCATGTCCATTGATGAAGTAGTGCCTTGGTGTTTCATGATCTATATAGTTCAATAGTCCCGCATCAAGTGCGAGTTCTTTAATTCGCTCGTTCATCATCCCAATTCTCCCAACACTCATTCGCATCGTCCCAATGACGATCATCATATAATTTAATACTAACATAGAACCACAGAATTGTCAAGTCAAATTGTGGACCAGCGTGGTCACGACCAAACCACCAAGTGTCAAGATTGATGCTAAAAAATTCATCTAAACCGCTCCAAAATGAAACTTGTAATTCCAAGTTTTTATGTTTGGTAATGCGATAACTCCGTAAAAACTTATCACGAGTAACTACCCAAGACTTGGCAAATGGATTGCCTATCCGTAAATGAAATCCTATCATTCTACCCACCTCATTGTAAATAGCACAGCATCTTCTTCATTCTTGAACACCCAACGACCACTATAAAATGCTCTCCAATCTCCGTGTATGTTTTCCTGCATCCATGAACCCATGTTATCGGTGATAGCATTGTCAAGTGTCACCAAAGTCCATCCCTGACTGACCAGTTCTTTGCATCGTAGATCAAGCAGTATCTCTTTTTCGATCTCTTCTTGCAATGCGTCAGCTAATGCGATCTCTATATCTTCTTGGTTCATTATGACCATCTCATTATAAACAATATAGCATCTTCATCACTCATCTGCAATTTAATATTTTTTATAGCCGATGGACCACTTTTAGAATTTTCATATGTAATCAATACACGATGTTTTTCTAACAAATATTTGTCAAGTTCTTGTGAAGTAGGTAAATCATTATGGTTAAAAATATCTTTCCAAAATTCTATTTTCAAATTTTGCCATATCTTTAACCAAAGAATATTTGTTCTATCTAATATCATGACCACCGCATTAAAAATAATGTTAAATCTTCGTCTTTTTCAAATTCTAACAAATCATTTTTTATATATGCGTCAATCTTTGGTGGGCTACTATATAATCTTTTAGCACCATATTCTTTCCGCAACCAATCCCAAATACTATGACCACGAACTTGTATATCTGGATTAGCATAATAATGCTCAGTTATTTTATCCCAATAATTTAAAATTGGTATTCGCTGTTTCATTATGACCACCTCACGGCAAATAATGTTGCTTTTTCGTCATCAACAATTGCAATCGTGCGACAACCACTTCTTAAAAATAATCCCCATTCATCCCCATATTCTGCTTGAATAAAAACTTCGCCGTCTGCATTTCTTTTGTTCAGCCATTTACCGCCTATGCCTATATTTTTCAATAGCCATTTTTCCAACTCATCAAAATTTATGTTATGGTTGAACATTATTTTTTCTGTGTTAAACTCTATCATGACCACCGCACCAAAAATAGTGTTACATCTTCACGGTTTGTAAAGTAAAACTTATTCTTGCTATAAAACCAAGTATCACCAAAATTGTCGCAGCACCAAGCCATTGCTGCATCATGATTTCTGCTAATCTGCACCCAATTGAATACACCTTTTTTACCCTTGTATTCAAATCTAACGCCACTATCAACAATCATCACGCCCATCGCAACAAGAATAATGCTAACTGTTCTTCGGTATCAAATCCAAATATTGGATGACCGCCAAAATTTGGAACATATTGATATTGTGAGCCACAGTTATTAAGCAAGCACCATACTTGAACTTCATCAATCATAAAACCACGCATTTCTGTCATCGTATCAGTTCTGCCGCTATGATCAGTCATCGTAGCACGAACATTGAATGGTTTATAATCAAAATCTCCTGCAAATTCATTGCTATTAACTATCTTGAATGTAAGTTTAAGTGACATGTTTTAATCCATTGAAATCCTACTATTAAGATAGCATAAATTTCAAGATTGTCAAGAGAAAAATGATAAATAATAATGTCAGCCACGATGCTACCAACATCCGCTGACTCTATGATTGTAAAGGAATCACAGCATGTATATTTACATCTATAAAATCACAAATAAATTAAACAATAAAGAATATATCGGTGTCCATTCAACCCTTGATTTAGATGATGGGTATATGGGGTCTGGTAATTTAATTATAGCAGCAATTAAAAAATATGGCAAAGAAAACTTCACAAAAGAAATCCTTCAATATTTTAATTCGCCCAAAGAAGCATTTGCTGCTGAAAGAAATATTGTAAATGAATCATATATCCAATCGGAAAATACTTACAATATCAATTTAGGTGGATCAGCACCACCAAATATGGCAGGTATTCCAAGAACAGAAGAAACAAAAAATAAGATTTCATCTACAAGAAAAGAAAGAAACATATATCCAACAGCAGGCATAGAAGCATCTCGCATAGCAAATACTGGCAAAGAACCAGCAAACAAAGGCAAAAAAGCAAATGCAAAATCAATTGAAAAGAGAACAGAAACAAGAAAACTAATCAAGTTTCTATTCTCTCAACAACGATATGATGAACTTTTGTCTTTATCATTAAAGCCCACCAGTAGAAAACGCATCCGTGAAAAAATCAACCTTCTTCAATCGTCTGCCCAATCCACTTAAATGAACCCCAAAGATGACGAGCCTCATCAATCTTGGTTTGTGATCCAGTGCTACGCTTGATGATATCTAACACCATAGTTCTCGTGTTTTTACCATCAAAGCGACCAAATACAATGCCAGGTGCGAACTGGTCTTGTGCCTTGATTGTGGGCATCCATTGTATTGCGAACTGCTTGCGGTCAAGTCCGTGAGCGATTACAGTATCAAAGTAGCGGTCATATGACTGAACTACTTGATTTACACCGATCCAAAAATCGGTTTCGTAATCTTCCACCCGCTTGCGGTCGTCTGGAAGCATAAATGCCTTTACATCGTCCATTTGTTCATTTACTAACAAAGAGATAATGTTCTTCTCTAACGAGATAGCATCCTTTGTCTTGTGCTTGCGAAGGTAATCAGCCGCCTTTATTTTTAACATATGTCCATCATCAAAGCGGATGATATATCCCTCAATACCAACTGCATCATTGGTTTCATCCATAAGATGAACCATAGACTTGGCGGTACCAGCATAGGTCTTTACAACCTCTACTTCAAACATATCACCATACTCTTGCAACCATTGCAGGCTTGCATACGCACCGTTTTCCTTGTGGCGAGCGGCGATTAAAACAAGACGGTCTTCTGGGTAATCAATAACAATCTGTTGCTTACGAGAACACCATTCAAATATAAGAGTATAACCACATGATTGATCTGCCCAACGAATGAACTGTTCATACTGTGGGCGTGTTGCTATAAACTCTTCTGCTTGCATAGAGACTTCTGTAATCCCCATTTTGGTGCCAAGTCGCAATCCACCATCGGTGAATACGCCAGTTACCATGCTGCCGTCTAACTTCTCCAAGATAACATGTGGCTGCGTGAAGTCAATCGCCCCAAACTGCGTTTCATCACGCTCACCAATGTTAAAGAACTTGTGCAAACGACGAGCCATGATAGAACCGTCCTTGTGGAACAGCATACCACGACATTCACGACGAATTGCATCCATCTCCGACTCAACAGGCGGAAAGGTATCAGACATGCTGACCATATAATTGACCACATAGCCCCAATCACGCTCTGCAATGATAAATTCATCACGACCTTCAATAGCAGGACGAACCTGATCAAGGTGAGTGATACGGGGAAATTCGTAGTGCATTGGTCCTACTCCTGTTTATAACTTAATATAACACAGATTTAGGCGTTGTCAAGTATTATTTTTAGTAGTCTGCCAACTCTTGGTAGGCATCATTTACCTGATTTGAGGTAATTCCAGCGTGTTTATAGCCGTTTACAATGGTGGTAACATACGATTGCGATGGCATACGATCTCGCGCCGACCATTGACGGGTAGATGGGGTCATATAATATACCCATGCCTCATACTTTTGACCGTCCACAAATATTGGGACAATCTTACGACCGTACATGTTTGGATAGCTTTCAATATGGTCAAGATAGCGCAGCATTTGTTCATCTGGAAGTTCCCATAGGACACCATCCACATGCGAGCCAGCAGTTTCTACAACATCAGCAAACTTATAAAATTCAAACTTATAATTTTGTAGTTGACCACGACCAATAAAGTGTGCATCTTGCATGATGCTAGGATCGGTCAACATACCATATGCAAAGTAATAAATTGGCTGTCCGCCAGCCTCTAGGATAATTTCGTTTATTTTCATGTCCATTTATTTATTGGCTAAGTTACTTAAATCTTTAAGTGACATAATGCTGCTATCTTGTTTGCACAATTCAATATACTCATTCTTATCACCGCTCCACTCTACGCCATTCCACCATTCAAATCCATTTAAATGTGCTTTATAGATACTGCTTTTCTCATA